ATCCTCTGTAAGTGGTAGCAAAAGAAACAATACTATGTTGTGTAGTAATTCCTAAAGGTATAGTTGTAGTACTACTTGTAATATTAACAATACCACCTAATCCAGTAGAACCTACACCAGCAACACTATCAGAAATATTAAATGCAACATTTGAAACATCATAATTATTATACTTAAACTTCTTAGGATAGAATAAAAGTCTTCCATCATCACCAGCAATATCCATATCATAGGAACCTAAGTCCCCACCAAATTCACCAAGGTCTGTGTTAGTTTCAACTCTACCATACTGGTTTAAGAAGATATTACCACTATCATCATGAAGAGCAGATACTAAAAGTATTTGTCTTTCTTTAGTGTATCTCTTATCTCTAATAAAGGTAAGATATTTTCTATACCTTACACTTGCTAATGTAAAACTATCAACAGACATAAATGCGTCTGTTCTAGCATTATTATTAAATTCGCTACTAATATCATCTACAGTTAATACCCTATTACCTATAGATTCATTATAATCTTGTAAAATTCTAGATTCAAAAACTATTTCATCAGAAATAATAGATGAATCTATTTCTAATGTTTTTTCAGTAACAAGATCAAAATCAAATACAGTATTTAAATCCATTAATGAAATTAGATCATTTACTACCTCAAAAGTAGTCCCAGTTTGAACAGTAGATACACCAACTTCTGATTCATTTCTAATAACTAAATCACTAAATTTTTTAAATCCACCAGTATGATTTAAAGTAGATACTGGTTCTTTCCATTTATCAAATTCAACTTCAGATTTTAAAGAATATGAGAAATATTGATAATAATCACTATCAAAAACTCTTTGTAAATTATCATTTAAAAATCCAGTATTTTTTTGGAATCCTTCAACTACAATAGAAGAAGATCCTATTTCATATAAAGAATTATCTAAAATAACTTCTGTTATTTTTCCTTGAGTTCCTGAAGATTGACCTATAAAATTATCTCCAATTTCAAAATCTTGTGTAGAAGATATTCTAATATATCCATAATTATTATTCCATGATTGTATAATTCCAGTTTTATCACCAGAAACTCCATTTTCTCCTTTTTCAAATTCATCAACTTTTAAATTAGGATCAAATATTGGGAAATCTTCTTCTGCTATAATTTTAGCTGATGAAAGATTGGATTTAAATGTTCCTGGAATTTCACCCTCTCCAATAATATTAGATAAATTGTATCTTACTGTTCCTAAAGTTCCTCCAATATTAGGATCAGTTTCTAAAATTTCAAATAAAGTATAATTATAATTCTCACTATTAAATCCCTTTCCAGTACTTCCAACACCAACACTAACACCTTCAATCATTACCTTCTTACCAACTTCAAATGGATAATCTGAAGCATCACTAAAACTAGCCCCAATAGTTATAGTTACATTTTTTGATCCACTATCATAATCAATATTATTAATAGTATATCCATTAGAATTACTAGTAGGAATTATCTTAGGAGTAACATTATTCAAAGTTTTAGTATTTCTTAAAATACTAACTTGTGTATCTCCTAATTCATAATCCAACTCAACATCATTAACAACTTTGTTAGTTAATCCATCTAAAAGAACTAAACCTGGAGATTCTAAGTAATTTTTACCTACAGAGCTAACTCCAATATAATCTAAAGAAGTAAGTAAATCTACCTTTATTAATTGAGGTACATTAGCTTCAGGTCTTAAAGTTCTATCTACAGGATAATCAAACCCAATATCCTCAATAATATTTTTACTTATTCTACCTATACCACGTCCTTTTGTTTCTAAAACTGCATTTTTTCCTTTATTTGTTATAATAGTAGAAATTCCTGGTAAAGTTCTATACTGAAATCCACCATTTTCAATACTAATACTTGCTATAGGACCTGAAGCTATAGTAGAATTAGTAAAATAAGAAATTTCTCCATCAGATGATGTATATTCTAATTTTTGAGGAGAAACAGGAGATATAAATGAAAATGTAGTAGAACCCAAACCTACTATATTTTTCAATCCATTTAAAGGATTTGAGAAAAGATTTATAGAATTAAAATTAACAATATTCTCAGTATCCTTTATAATTTCTAATTTAACTGGTGTATTTAAAACTTTGTTTATAGGTATTAAATTATAATATAAAGTTTTATCAATTTCTTTAACATTTTTAACTGTAACATTAGCATTTGCATCTATACCAATTCTACCAGATCTAGAAACATTAAAATCATCAGTCTTACCAGATGTAACAAAAATATTGCTAAGATTTGGATCTTCATATAAATTGAAATCAAATGCACTATATGAAACTTCGTTATTAGTAAATGCTAATGAAGAATCTGACAAATCAAAATATATTTTTAAATTTTTCTCTATAGATATAGGAGGATTGATTGGAGATATAGTTCCAGCAGAAGCACTAGTAATATTAATTACCTTAGGATTTACATTTATAGCATCATAATAAGTATTACATAATTTAATAGTATTTTCATCTGCTACAGATGCATAATAAATTCCATTATCTACTAACCCACCAGAAGAAGTATCTGCTGTATGAATAATCTTTTGACCATCACTATATCCATGCCTAGAAATTGTAATGCTATTATTACCAATATTAACGTTACCAGAAACAAATGTTCTAGGATCAATTACTATTCTTCTATTATAATCATTATATGCTACTTTTATGGTTGTTGTTATACCTGGTAAAACACTTAAAAGAACTTGATCTTCAGAATTAAGACCATGAGTAGAAGAAGTAGATACAGTAACCATTGATCTACTTAATGATCCTGTTATTGTAGAATAATTAGTTTTTAAACTATGATAAATTCCAGTACCCACTCCAATAAAATATAATGTAGAAGCTGTAGTGGTGCTATTAATCCCTACAAAGGAACCAGTAGAACCCAATCCAACTTGTGCTGTAGAAATTCCTATCAAATCATTAGTCAATCTAGCAGCATATACTGTTTGACCCTGAGTAAGAGCAAATCCATCAACCCCATCAGTAGAAACTGATACAGCAGCTCCTGCATTAGTACTATAAGTTAAAGCATCTCCAGTTAATAATCCATGATTTTTAAAGTAAAGTGCTTTAGTGGGAATGAATATTTCACTTATTCCAGTTCCAGGATTAGAAAATACAAGAGTTGACCCAATTCCTACACCAGATATTGTTCCCAATCCAATAGATTCTGATGGATTGAAATATAATTCTCTATTAAGTTTTGATGTTTTTTGTACCTTTGAATTACTATAAAAATTAAATTCTCTAGGATTTTTAGTAAGTTGAGTAGTTGCAGTATGAGCAGTTCCACTTGTTGAATCATACTCTCTTATAACTCTAATTCTAGATGTCTGACTATCTACATTTAATACTTTTACTTTTTCAGTTCCTATACCTAAAACATCATTAGATCTAATATTAGGATAACTTACACCACCATTTAAACTAAAATAAGTTACTATACCAGTAGCAGCAGAAGTACCTACTTCCTCAAATAATCTAAAAGAAGCAGTCTTTATACCTACAGTTATTATAGAATTATTTTTTATTCCACTAGTACTTATCCCAGAAATATATATTGATTCATTATGATAAAAACTATGAGGAGTAGTGGTATATCCAACAAATTGAAAATTAGTTCCTGGTATAAATTCTACATTTGAAAATTCAGTTGTAGCAACACTAATATTACTTACAGTTCTTCCTTCAATAAAATTAACTTTAGCTTTGGCTCCATAACCACTAGAACCAGCATCTTCAAATACTATCTCATCATTAACTTTATAATCAGATCCTCCAGTATGAATTCCAATTGATTCTATATTACCAGCAGTAGTAGATTCAATAAATGTCTTTTGTTTACGAATATCGCTAGGATCTACTAAGAAATCATAAGCACTATCTTTTAAAAGGAAATTATATGGAGAAGTATTTCTGACTAGATTTGTTTTATTCAAATCCACCAGATCTTGATTTGATTTATAATCAAAATTATATTCTATAGGTTCATGTTTAAATGAATTACCTATAAAGTATGGGAATTGTGGTTTTCTATAATTTTTAAATACTCCTTCAGAATCTCGGAAATTTGGATTAATTAAAGAAAAATAAGCATACACTCCATTAGGATATTCTGGAGTTTTGCAGAATCTACCATTATGCTCATCTAAATCACTATCATCAGAATATGTATAATCCTCTACAAAAAATCCTTCAGTATAAACCATATCACCATTAGAAGTGAGAGGATTTGGTCTAATTGAAGATATAGAAGGAGAATATCCAGATTCTAAAATTTTAATTGGACCACCAGAAGCATTGGTATATCCATAAGGACCATAAATTGGACATCCATCATAAGACCATCCAATAATAGGAGAATGGATAACAGAATCTTTCTCAATATCATTTTCTAATGATAAATCAGGAACAAAGACTTCTTTATCACCTACAGCTTTCTTCACATATACAGATTGTCTTAATTTTCTAGGAGAATATAAATGAGAATATTGAAGTCCAAATTCTGGATTTAGTCCTGCACTAACAATTCCATCATCAGTTGTAATTTGATCATTTTGAATTAATCTTTCTACATTATTAATAGTCCAAGATTTGGGATTAGAATAAAAACTAGCACTACTTCCATTAGATGTTACTTTTATAGTAGCTTCTGATGATGTATGACCTATACCAGCATTAATTATTTTAACAGATTCTATTTTACCTTCCTTTAAAATAGGAATGATTTTAGTTCCTGTGCCACTTCCTTCTACTTTTATATCTGGAGGAGAATTATATTCTACTCCTGAGTTCAATACTATAACTTCAGTTAATTTACCTTCAACACTTATTATTGGAATTAATTGTGCATTTTTACCATTCTTTAATTCAAAAGTAGGTTGTCTATTATAATTGATTATATCAGAAGATCCATAACCAACTCCACCATCAGCAACATATACTGATTTAATAGATCCTCTTACTACAGGTCTTACTGATGCATTAAAATTTTGACCAGAAAGAGTTGAAACACCTATATTTCCAACTACAGATACTTGAATAGGAGGATAATTAAATTCATGTATTCCAGAACCACCAGAAAGTAAATTTACATATTCCTTATTTTTCACATAGAAATTAGCTGGAGTAGATCCTACTCCAACAGAGGATAATTTAAATGACCCTCCATCCACTTCTGTTACATAATAATTTGTTAAGGTAGTAAGTCCAGCAATAGGAGTAGACTTATTATCATATCTTATCAATTCTCCACTTTTATATCCATGATTAGGGATATTAATTATATTAGTGGCAGTATTAATTCCAGAAGAAGTAACAGAAGTCAATCTATTAGTATATCCCGAACCAGAACTTCCAATACTTATAGAATTTAATATTCTTTTTTGATTAGCGCATTTTAATTCTTGAATACCTGCACCATAAGCAGTAAGTGATATAGAAGAAACTCCTGCAATTGCTTCTGTACGCTTATTATGTAATGAGACAGTAGTTGCATCCTTAATACAACAATAATAAGCTGCGTTAGTAGTTAATCCTGCTATAGCAGTTTGAGTGTCTGTAATATAAGTTACAAGTTCTCCATCTCTAAATTTATGATAAGTTGAAAATCCTATTGTATTATTAGTGAGATTAACATATCCACCAGTAGATGTAGAATCAAATGTCAAAGAATGATCGCTTAAAATTAAATTAGGATAAGCTTTACATCCTTTTCCATTTCCTCCTGTTATTTTTATAGTAGGAGTTGTAATATAATCAAATCCTTTATCTACAACATCAATTCTTTCTACAGATCCTTGAACTTCACAATAAGCTGATACTCCTACTCCAGTGGAGTCTGTAATAGAGAAAATAGGAGGATTTACTACATCATAATTATCACCTCCACTGGTGACTGAAATTTTTTCAATAGGTCCATAATGAACAACATCATTTGACTTATAATTGAGTATTTCAACTCCATTTACTAAAATACCAGTTTTTCCTGTTGGTGTTAATTTATTAGAAAGAGTAGGAACAGGATTTTTAATCTTTCTTATTAATTTTTGAGATGTTATTGATTTTCCGCTAAAAGAAGAAAGTTCAAACTTATTGTTAGTTACAGTTCCTGAAAAAGAAACGTATATTTCATTAGAAATATTAGCACTACTTTTAGAAATTTTAAAAGTATTAATATCAATTTTTTTAACAAAATATTCACCAGCAACAATATCCAATTTATTATCACCTTCGCCAGGAACATAAATTATTCTTTCTCCAGTTAATAATCCATGTTTAAGAATTGATATTTCTGTGTTTTCTTCAAATGTACCAGAAAATGAAAGAGAAGTATCACGAATATCTAAAGCATCTTTAAAATAACTTGGAAGAGATGGAGAAGTGATATACACATCTTCATCATCCAAATATGAATTCTGTATATTAGTAGTGTAAATACTAGTTTCTGGATAATTACTTAAATTAGTTTTAGATAGTAATCTTTGAATTCTATAATTTACATTAGGATTTAATTCACCAGATCCTTTAATTAAAATTTCCTTAGAACTAATAAGAGAAATAATATCACATGCAACGCTATTGATAAGAGCATTATCTCCTACAATAAAATTATGTTCATTATCTAAATTTAATTTATAAGTAAAGTTTGAAGAGTCAACTAATTCTATAGATTCTACGTTATATGTAACAGAAATATTAGTAAATAAATTATCAGTTATTTTACTATCAGAAATAGAACCTAAACCTTTAGGTTCAATAACACTACCAGGTTCATTATAATAAGTAGAATCAAATTCACAGTCTAAATTAGACAAAACTCCAGTTACTCTAACTTTTACTACATTGGCAGTTCCTACACCAGAATATCCATAAGCAAAAGCATCTAATCTTAAGTCTTGAGTAGGAGAAAGAGATTTATCTACTCCACTACATCCAAAAAATTGTGTTAAAGACTTAGAATCATATGTTATAGAATTAAAGGTTCCATCCTCATAACTAGCAATTAAAGTTCCAGTAGTCCCAAATCCTACAGTAGAATCTACAGATAAAACAGTAGAACCAACAGAAACAGAATCTACTAATTTAGTATTAGGATGTATAGAAAAATCTCCACTTAATCTATCATCTTTTTTATTATAATCTAAACTTATTCTATAATATGTATTTTCACCTCTTACTATCTTTTCTACATCACTAATAGATCCATTAGCTCTAGGTAATCCATAAACATTATCCTGAAATAAATTTCTATTAACTAAATCAGAAGGATCTCCTTCAATAGATTCTACTACAATTTGCTTTGAAACTTTATAATTAGCATCAGAAGGAATGAAAAGAAAATCACGTGGTTTTATTACTTCAACATCTTTTCCATATAAAGCTCTAAATAAAATTTCAAATGATTGATCAGTACCTTTAGATGAATAAAAATCTTTTGACTGTTTAACAAATAATCTTTTATCAATATCTGAATCTAATGTTCTTTCTTCAAATCCTGGAGTAATTTGAGACTTAACTTTTTTATAAAATTCCTGTAAAAATCTAATACTTAAATTATTAACTACACTTCCAGAAGAATGCGTAGAAATTCCTGATGTAGAAAAAAGAAGTTCATCAGATTTAGATGGACTTTTATATGTTGTAATTCCACTAAACCCTCTAGCACACCCAGTAAAAGAAGTGGATGTAATTCCAGTATATGTAATAATTTCAGAATCTATTTCAAGTAATCCATAAGTATTAGGAAATCCAGTAGTGGATTTTACAGATATAGTATTATCAGCAATTCCAACATTAGATGATAGAGTTGTACTCTCTATCAAATCTGTTAATTCATCAACTTTAATATATTTGTCAATATTTTGTAAAACATCTAATGTAGACCCTTGACCCTCTAAAGCAGTATAATATTGTGCTAAAAATTCACCAGCAAGAGGAAAATCCGCTCTTACGAAATCTGGCAGTTGATTTTTTACAACTGAACTAATTTTGACTCTTGTATTTTCTGGCATTGATATTAGTATTGTGGGGCGGCCTGTGGCATATTAGTAGATCCTAATACATATGTATCTGAGGAAAGAAGGGATGTATTTGCCCTTTCATCTTCAGTCAATCTTGCTATATCTCCAACCATATAACTTGAAGTAGCTGTATAAAGAGTACCTGAGGTATTATCGCCAGAACTAATATTATCAGTAACCATATCTATGGTACTATGATTTATATCTAATTGTAGATATAAATCTTGCAATCCAATAACATCATTAGATCTAGGACATCCTGAAACTTCTATTATTGGAATATCTTGAACATTTTTAGATGTTGCTACTATATTAATAGGTTTAATTAGTATTTCACCTTTTCCATAATCAATAGTACCCACATTATTACTAATAATATTAGGATTTCTTCTTCCTTTTAATGTAAATAAAATTAATCTTCCAGTTTTTCTATCAGATTCAGGAATATCACTTAAATAAACAGTATCAGCAATTCCAAAGATATTAAATCCAGATGATTTAATATTATACCCATTATTATTCTTTATATAAAAAGAATTACCAAAACAAAGTTCATATTCTGCATTTTGATTTAATGCAGGTTTCATATCTCTTCTAATTTCAATTTTAGTGATATTTGAAGTTATAGATTCATTACTATTATCTACAACAGCTTGAAATTTACTAAATTTAAATTTCGCACCATATTTATTCATTTCTGATGAATCTGAATAGGTTGTAATATTATTTAATACTACAGCTTTGACCGCATCTGCATTTGCTGCTAAACTTGGGTTATAATAAGCATTAATGTGTGCTTCAACATACAAATATTTCAAATCTAAGATTTCAGTAACAATTCCAGCAACAGAGTACTTTCTTAAAAGGGTATTAAGGTTAGTTTTGATGGAATCTGGTACATATGGACCATAAAATGGTTTTATAGTGATAAAAACCTTTCCATATTGAGGAGGAACCAATTCTTCACCTCCAAAAACTGAAACTGACTCAGTTTCTGGGTAAATTTTAGGAACTAATGCCTCATAATCACCTGCAGTGACTGCTCTATTGTAAGTAGCATAAACTTTAGGGGCATAACGCTTAATTGAGTCTACAGATTCAATTTCTTTACCTCCAATAGACTCATTTACAGTAGAAAGTATAGAAATTCCTGTACTTACAAGGTTATTATTGTTATCAACCAATCTTCCACTAAAATTAAAGGAAGAAATTCCATTTGCTGCCTCTCCACTGCTAGTAATATAGGAAATTTCAATATAATTCAGTGCTTTTAACTTTTCTCCAAAAACTCCATCACCAAAAATGAGCTCATATCTCTGATCATCAATTTCTTGGATGAAATATACCCTCGAAGAGGAGGTAACTTCAATTAAAGTGTCTGAAAATATGTATTTTTTAGAAGAAGTGCTTGATTCTGTCTCTCTTACAGTGACTTCTAGGGTAGAAGTGTCAATATTTGGGTTTTCTAAGATATATCTTGAAGGTGGAGCAGGTACATCTGCTGTAACAGTGAAATTTGAGTTTAAAAATGTACCTTCATAGATTGTAACATTGTTAAAAGTAGCAATTCCATCAACTACAGGTACTGTTATATCACTTGGAATGCAAAAAGAGTAACTTTCTGACCCAAATACTGAAGCAGAAGTGCTTACAATACCTTTTTTAAGAGTTAGAGTGACAGGTTTAGTGGTAAAACCAGTAGTATCTACAAAAAATGAGATTATTGCCTTTGCTGAAGTCCTTGATCTGGGTGTATATCCTATATTTCTTGCTAATGCAACTACATTTTCCCTTAAAGTAGCACTATCTATGAAAACCTCATTGCTAATCATGTTAGCATTGTATGAGGAGATGT